TTAAATGTTTACCGAAAACTCTTCTGTATTCTTTATTATTATCAAGTGTAGAAAGTCTTTCTGTGCATACTTTATCAGCATATTCTATACACTTACTACAAAACTTTTCTGAAAGAATTTTGTTATATGAAATAATGGCATTTTCTATTTTCATTTTTTGGTTTTTCTAGTATTAAAAGCTATTATTAGCCTACTTTCATTTGTTTTTAAAGATTTAACTTCATGAGGTATATGTGATGGGTATAACAACAAATGATTTTTTTTGAAAGAATGAACATAAGGATCAAACGCAGGACTGTAAAAAATAGTTTCCTGAGTTGCATTACTTTTTAAATTTAAAATTTTTATAATTTGTTCTCTTAAATTCTTTAACAAAGGTAAACTCAAAACATTAATGGAATCAAAAGTGGTCTTCATTGTAAAGTTATTTGTTTTATTAATTGATTTAAGCATAGTTTCTACTTGTGCTATTTCTTGTTCTGAAATTTCTAATTCATACTCATAAAAACTTTGGTCAAAAGGGTCAAATCTGTGCATCATACTTCACTCATTGATATACCAGCTCTTGGAGTTTTTGGAATTACTTCATGGTATACATTTTTTTTCACTGTTATTAAATCGCCTGGAGATAAAATTATTCGATCTTTACCTACTATCCATTCTGCTATTCCTTGTACTTGCCAAAAATAAACATCTATGTCGTCTTTATGTTTGCCGTATGTTGGTCCAAGACAAGTGTTAATATAAAGGTGTGCTGTTTTACAATTTAATTTTTTTAAAGATTCTTTTACTTCATCCATAAGATGTGCATCTAAAGATACAAAAAAACCTGGACTAACGTGTTTAGTAAATTTATCGTTAACCAAAGACCAATTATAGTTTTCTAAAATACTTTGCCAGCTTGGGACACTTTTGTTAAAACTTCTTTCTACTTTATAGGTGCTCATATTTTTTTAATTAATTTACCAATGTCAGGCAGCCAAGCATATTTTAAAGGAGACCTTTCCATCATCCATTTAAGATCATATAAATTTTCTACGACAACATGACCAGGAAAATTTAGACTTGTATTTAATAACATCCCGTCATTTTTGCTTAGTAAGTCATGGTAATGTTTGTTTTGTTTTTTACTAACTGTATGCACTCTACTTAGTTTATTCACAGAAGAAACACTTGGTAAGTCCTGTTTAGTATTGAATACATATAACATATATGGCGATATTGTATTTTCAATATAAAAATAATTATTTGATTCTTCTTCAGTAACACTAGGAGAAAAAGGCCTATACCATTCTCTTTTTTTAATTTCGTTTACTTTTGATACTGCATTTTTATGAAAAGGATTCATTAGTAAAGAACGATTACCAAGAGCTCGTTGACCTTGTTCTGATCTTCCTTGGAATAAAGCTATTGGTGTATCCTTGACTATATTTGCAACCTTATGACTATCTGTCTCAATAAGTTGCCAATCTTTAAACAATATTTCAATAAATTGATAATCAGGTTGTGGTCCTAAATAAACATCTTTTATTTGTTTTATATTGCCTTTTAAATAATGATTTGCTTGACCAAGTGATATTCCAGAATCGTTACATAACGGATCTATATTAAAGTTTTTATTTAATAAATAATTAGTATTACATAATATACTTTGAGCACACCCACCAGAATAATTAACATTTTCTTTTGGGATTATTTCATCAATTTCTTTTTCAAAATTTTTTTGGAAACTATATAAATAATCTTGAGATTTTTTATCATCTTTGTCTTCAGACAAAATAAAATTCTGTTCTAAAGAAACTTCCTTTGTGCCATATTGAGATAATGCCATTAGTTTACCATGCATGCCCATGGAGTTGAGTCTGTTTAATTTAAATAAAGCAGCTGTCATGTGGTCATATCTATGACCTATTTCACCAGCAGCTTTATAAGTGCAATTAAAATTGTTGTCATAAATGGACTCAGATTCAATCCAATTCTTATCTTTAATCCATACACCTCCTCCGTCTATAACTGCATAATTTTTATTTGGACCTAAACTTGCTTTAGAACAGTAAGCATGCCATAGATGATGATGTCTTGTTTTTAAGGTGTCATTAAAAACAATTTCAGTATTATCATGTATTAAATCAAATCTTGTTAAGTTAGTTTTGAACCACCATCTGTCAAGACTATAATCTGCGTAAATTAAATCTGTCAACAATACAATATCAAATTTAATATCTAGAGAACTTAAATGATAAAGTAAACTTCCAGTAATATAAGACTGCATTTTTTGTTTGGTAAATCTATCAACTTGACAATGCTCTATAATTTGATTGTCTTTTATTATTGTATAAGCACCATCGTGACCTAAGTGTAAAGATAAGATATACATTTACAGTTTATTAACATATAGTATTTATAATAGCTATGAAATTAGTATACACAATTCCTAATAAACTTTGGTGGATTCAGGATTTTTTAGATGCAGATGCCTATAAAAATTTGCACAACGCAATAATTAAACAAAGGCGCGAACTTAATCTTAAAACAGCTGAGGGTGTTTGGGATAAAAGATTACATAAAAATTTAAAAGCACCTGATAGAGTACAAGTATCTCAGTATCCACCGTTTGAGGCATTGAAACAAAAGGTAATAAATAACACATTTTTTAAATTACCTGTGGTTGAAAAGATAACCACTACAATTCACTACATGAAAAATAGATCAGGGATTAATTGGCATTGTGATGATTCTTGGAAATACGGTGCAACTTATTATATCAATAGTAGATGGAATATTCATTGGGGTGGTGAGTTCATGTTTGCTGATACTCACGCTCATGGGTTTTTACCGACCACCGGAAACTCATTAGTCATCGTAAAGGCACCTTTAGATCATAAAGTAAATCCTGTATTAAGTCCCATAATGCCTAGAATATCTGTCCAAATGTTTATGAAGTGATATAAATATGCTATAATTAGCCATGCCGTTAACAAATGTACAAATAAGACCAGGATTTAATAAACAAGTCACTGCCGTTGGAGCAGAGGGTCAGTGGATTGATGGAGATAATGTAAGATTTAGATATGGGCTTCCTGAAAAAATAGGAGGTTGGGAACAGCTTACTAGCAAAACTTTAGTTGGTGTAGTGAGACAACAACACACTTATGCTGACCTTGATGGAAATGTTTATGCTGTTCTTGGGACTAATCGAACTTTAATCGTATATTATGGTGGAGATTTTTATGACATCACACCTTTAGGCACCGCTGTTACTGGTGCAACATTTACAACTATTAACAATGACCCAACTGTGACTGTTAATAAAACTAATCACGGAGTAGAGGCAGGAGATTTAATTACCTTTACGTCTGTTACTCCACCCACAGGAGCGGGTTACTCATCAGCAAATTTTGAGGATCAACCTTTTGAAGTTATTTCAGCTCCAACTATAAACACCTTTACAATTACAATGGCCACTAACGCGGGCACTAGTGTATCAGCTAGCGGTTCAGCCACAATCGTTCCTTATGTAAAGGTTGGACCATTAAATCAAACAGGAGGCTATGGGTGGGGCACATCAACCTATGGTGGAGCTTCTGGGCTTACCAATACTTTGAACGGTTTATTACAAGATGATACCGCAGGAACAGGAGGCTCAGGAACAAGCATAACTTTAACCTCTACCACGGGGTTCCCAACATCAGGCACTATAAAGGTGGGAACAGAATTTATTTCGTATACTGGGATATCATCAAATGACTTAACTGGTATAACAAGGGGTGTGGCGGGCACACGAACTGCGCATGCAAGTGGAGCCTCTGTTGAATTTTTTACTGCGTGGGGATCACAATCTTTGACAACAAATGTAACACTTGAGCCTGCTGGTTGGTCTCTTGATAATTTTGGACAAACTTTAATTGCTACTGTTAAAAATGGAAATACTTTTTCATGGAATCCAATAGCTTCAAATCCAAGTGCTTTGACCACTAGAGCTACAGTAGTCTCTGGAGCACCAACTGCATCAATGATGTCAATAGTTTCTGAAAGAGACAGGCATTTGTTTATGCTTGGAACAGAGACAACTATCGGAAACGCAGATACTCAAGATAAAATGTTTATTAGATTTTCTGATCAAGAAGATATAACAAGTTATGCCCCAACATCTATTAACACTGCAGGAACTTTGCGACTAGATTCTGGTACAAAAATTGTGGGAGCGGTGCCTGGAAAAGATTACATATTGATATTAACAAATACCTCAGCTTACGCTGTTCAATTTGTAGGACCACCTTTTACATTCTCAATACAACAAGTTGGTTCTAATTGTGGAGCCATAGGTCAAAATTCAATTAGATATGTAGATGGTAAAGTGTATTGGATGGGTTTAGCTGGAGGCTTCTTTTTATATGATGGTACAGTAAAAAGTTTACCTTGTTTAGTTGAAGATTTTGTTTTTACAAACAAGGGTGATAATTTAGGCATTCAATATAATTCTGGTGAATTAGTTTATGCAGGTTTAAATACTTTGTATTCAGAGATTAATTGGTTTTATCCTAAATCTGGCTCAGATGCTATTGATAGAGTTGTAACTTACAACTACGATGAGAATACTTGGACAACAGGATTT